AGAAATGAATAAGAATATAGTAATAAAGAAAGAAAAGCCTATCTGTCGATTAGATGGACTTCCGGGTGTAAAGAGAGAGAAAATAGATGCGTATTGGTTCAAGGATGTAAACGACATAGAGGCAACTCTTGAACTTGGATATGCCTGTACTTCTGCTGGAGATAACGGAGCTATAAATGTTTGGAAAGATGACGCAGGGATTATTCGCGGTGAATTAATGCGATACTGTGTGACTGTTGAAAAAAGAACGTTTGCCAACTATGTAGATGCGAAAAAATGCGTTAGTGATTGGCTTGAAAGGATTGACTAATAACAGTTTAGACTCAAAACAGTACAGGTATGAAACTATATCTACAGGAGGAGGAAGAATGAGACTAATTACAAAACAAGCTGCCAAACTGAAAGAGCTTGAAACCAGACGGGAAAGGCTCGTTAATCGTGTTGCTAAACTCGATCTGAAAATCGAAGAGCAAAAAGAGAAGATTTCCCAGTACTATAAGAAGCAAGGTATTAACGTATAACAGATTAGAAATGAAGCAAAAGATAGAAGAAGCAAAAGGAAAAATTAATCGCTATTATAGCGACTTTATTGAAAAATGCCTTGAAGTACATGGCATTGATTTAACAACAATCATCAGTGATTGTGTAACGGCTGGTTATGAATCCCGTTCGGATGAAATCATAGAGCTTAGGAGAAAATTAGACAGCATAGAAGAAATGAATAGTGATGGTAATAAAATTCTGGATGCTATTAAGAGAATGGCAGCAGATGACAATAAAGGTTTGAGAATGACCACTACGATAGTCGATGTTAAAGATGATCCGCGTGGCTCAGTCGTTGGCTTTGGGACTGAAAAAGTTTGCGGAGATGATGCCCTTGCCCAGACAATGGGTTTACCAGGTAAGTATATGGCATGTGCCTTTTTTATAGATCGAGAAGAACTAAAGAAATACCTCTAAACCAAACAGAAAGGAACCAAACATGAAAGTAGGGGAATATTCATATTCAGTGTGTGGACGGGGGTATAGGATTTGCGTTTGTGTTTATTCAGATGGGACTACGGCGAGATTGAGTCCTGTACGAAATGAACCGCTTTACAGTGATCGGGAAACTGCCAGGAAACGAGTATACCAGCTTAACGGATGGAAGTATGAAAAAAGAACATCAACAGTTAATTGCAAAAGTACGCCGTCTCAAACATAGCGGGGTTACTTTTGAGGTAAGGCCGGGCGGTATCCTAACCGCTCGTCTTCCTACAGGGTTATGGTGCATTATCCTGGATAACTACCCGGATGAAGTTTGTAACGAACTAATTGATATTACACTATGAGGCATTTACATATAGATATAGAAACGTATTGCGATCTGGATGTATCTGATGTTGGGGTATACCGTTATGCGGAGGACCCCAGTTTTCGTATTATTCTTTTCGCGTATAGTTTTGACGAAGGGCCTGTTTATGCGCTGGATACTTCCGGTGATACTTTCCCCGGTGAGAGTATCCCCGCAGATGTATGGAAGGCGCTAACAGCCCCGGATGTGCAGAAGATTGCGCATAACGCAAACTTTGAGTTTGTCTGTATTGGTACCCACTACGGATTAAGTCTGGACTTAACGCAGTGGTTTTGTACCATGATAGGAGCCGCTTATCTGGGGCTACCGCTTAGCTTGGATAAGATAGGGCAGATATTAGGGCTTTCCGAGCAAAAGGATACGCGCGGTAAAGCCCTAATATCTTATTTCTGTAAACCCTGTAAACCAACTAAGAGTAACGGAGGCAGAACCCGTAATTTACCGGAGCACGCGCATGAGAAATGGGCGGCATTCACTGAGTATAACCGGCAGGATGTTAAAACGGAAATGGAGATATATCGGTATCTTATGCGTTTTCCCGGACTGTCGCAAACGGAGTGGGGTAACTGGGTACTGGACCAGGTTATTAACGCCACCGGTATAACTATAGATTTGGAACTAATAAAAGCCGCGTTAGAGGCGAATGACGAATTTACAAAAGAGGTTCACGATGAGCTCGTTAACATTACTGGTATAGATAATCCGAATAGCCTGCCACAGCTAAAACGTTGGCTTTGTCAGGAGTTGGGATACGAAGTGCACAGCCTTGGAAAGGACTACTTAAAGGATGCGCTGGACGGTGATTTGTTACCCGATCATGTGCAACGTGTTTTCCGGCTTCGCCAACTTGCGTCTAATACCTCTATCAGTAAGTACGATACAATGTTAGCATACATGTGCAAGGATGGGCGTATACGCGGGCTGCTACAGTTTTATGGTGCTAACCGTACCGGACGATTTGCGGGTAGAGGAGTCCAGATACAAAACCTGAAACGCACATTAAAGAAAGGGCTTGAAACCGCCCGTGAGGCTGTGCGTAAAGGAATCGCCGATTTATTGTATGATAACTTGCCCGATGTAATAAGCCGTATAACCCGCACTGCGCTCGTTGCCGCCCCCGGATACTCTTTAGTTGTATCGGACTTCTCGGCTATCGAGGCGCGGGTACTGGCTTGGGAGGCGGGGGAAGAATGGGTGTTAGATGTATTCCATACCCACGGTAAAATTTACGAGGCTACGGCCGCTAATATGTTTCATGTTCCTTTGGAAATGATTAGCCACGGCAGCGACTTGCGAGCCAAAGGTAAAGTAGCTACACTGGCTTTGGGATACCAGGGTTCGGTAGGTGCCCTTATTGCTATGGGGGCGTTACGTGAAGGTTTGACAGAAGGGGAGTTACCGGCAATTGTAAAGGCGTGGCGTTCGGCTAATCCGAATATAGTTAAATATTGGCGCGAAGTCGAGGCCGCAGCTAAACATGTTATAGAGAAGAAGACGAGGTATGTACTACGCAAAAAGTATTGCTCCCTTATCTTTTCTTATGACCGTGGCTACCTTTTCATCGAACTACCCAGTGGCAGGCGTCTTAGCTATTACGGTGCGTCCGTGGAAAAAGGGCGTCTTAGCTATTGGGGAATGGACCAGGTAAAAAAGATATGGGTTAAAACCGATACGTACGGCGGCTCTTTGGTAGAGAACATTACGCAGGCTATTGCCCGTGATTGCCTATGTGATACGATGCAGCGTATATATTACGATGCAGGGTTGCCGATACTTATGCACATCCACGATGAAATAGTATGCGAAGTACCGGAAAGCGAAGCCGCCGAAAAGTTGGATGTGATGAATGATATAATGTCCGTGGGGCCCGCATGGGCAAAAGGCTTACCGTTAAAGGGTGACGGATATATAAGTAGATATTATAAAAAGGATTAGACTTATGAAACAGAATACTTACAAATGGGGACTACCTGCGGCCGTAGGTACCTGCCTTATTCTTACGATACTAAAAATGTGCGGCTTAATCGCTATCGGGTGGGCGTATGTCTTTGCTCCGATATGGGTGCCTATTGTATTGACCTTATTGCTTGTACTCGTATCGTACTTCAGTACTATAATAAATTCTAATGGGTATGATAACTCTGAAAAATAACATCACCTTAGACATTGCCACTGCAAGTACCTGCCGTGCTACGAAGTGGCAGAACAAGCGTACAACCTGGCAGGACATCGTTAATACCTTGTCACAGACAGAGCGCACCAGTGAGACAATAAAGCAGTATTTCTCCTACAGCAAAGACAAGCAGGGGGAGATAAAGGACGTTGGCGGTTTTGTTGGCGGTTATCTCCGTGAGGGTAGGCGCAAGAAGGGTTACGTAGATTACCGGCAGATCGTCTGCCTGGATGTGGACTACGGTACGCTTGACCTTTGGATAGACTTCGGACTGATGGAGTACGCGGGCTGCATGTATACAACGCACAAGCATACACCAGAGGACCCACGTTTACGTATTGTCTTCCCGTTATCCCGTAAAGTCAGTCCGGACGAGTACGAGGCGATCGCCCGTGTAGTAGCTAGTTGGTTAGGTATAGATGCGTTCGACGATACGACTTATCAGCCTACCCGCTTGATGTATTATCCATCCACGAGTAAAGACGGGGAGTTTATATTTCACTATACGGACGGGCCGATAATGGATGCGGACGAAGTGTTAGCCGAGTTGCCTGCCTGGCAGGACCCAACCACGTGGCCCGTGTCTTCACGGGTGAAGGACGTAGTTAAGCGTGACGGTTCCGGCAAGGTGGAGGACCCGGAAGATAAAGGCGGCATTGTCGGTGCTTTCTGTAGGGCCTACACGATGGACGAGGCTATAGCCGAGTTCCTGACCGAAGTGTACGAGCCATGCGAGGAACTGGGGCACGACCGTTATAGTCTTGTAGGCGGTTCTACATCCGGCGGCTTAGTGGTTTATGATAATAAGCTGGCATATTCGCACCATGCTACCGACGTAGCGGGCGGTAAGTTGCTTAATGCGTTCGACCTGGTACGGCTTCATAAGTTCGCCGATCTGGACGAAAAAGCCAAACCGGATACGGAGATAACGAAGCTACCGAGTTACAAGGCTATGGCGGAGTTTGCCAGTAAGTTAGGTCCGGTTAAAAAGGAAGTGGTACGCTGCCGCCGGGAACAAGCCGCCGACGACTACGACGAGATAGAAGACAGAGCCATAAAAAAAGCAACGGCGGACGATTGGATAGAGAGCTTAACAATGATAGGAAAAACGGATACGGTAGAGAGTACGATAGACAATGCGGTTATTATTCTGAATAATGACGAGAATTTAAAGGACCGTTTACAACTTAACCTTCTATCAATGTGGGACGAAGTAGTAAAGCCTTTTATGTGGGATAAGGGTATAGTACGCTATCCTCGCCCTTCGGATGATAACGATATAAATCAGATACGAAGGTACTTGGAAAAGTGTTACGGGATAAAAGGCGATAAGTTGGTAGTTACCGCAATGGCGATCGTATCGTATGACAATGGGCGTCATCCGTTACGGGAACATTTAGATAGTTTACCTGAGTGGGACAAAGTAGAGAGGCTGGATGAATTGCTAATAAGGCTATTTGGTGCAAGTGACACTCCCTATACTCGTGCAGTGACCCGGAAAACTTTCTGTGCAGCTGTGAAGCGGGTCTATCAGCCCGGTACTAAGTTCGATCACATGTTAACCCTAATCGGTAAAGGCGGTAACGGTAAAAGTACTTTTCTTTCTAAAATGGGTGGGGAATGGTTTACCGATAACGTGAAATTAACTACCGACGATAAACAGAACTTAGCGATAATGCGGGGGCGCTGGATATTGGAAATAGCGGAAATGCGCGGGTTCGGTAAGGTGGAGGCAGAGTTCTCTAAACAGTTCCTAAGTCGCACCGAAGATATTTATAAACGTCCCTACGATAGAAAAGAGATTGTGTTCCCGCGGCAATGCGTGTTCATCGGTACGCACAACAAAAGCGACTTCCTGCACGATGAAACGGGAAACCGTAGATATTGGCCCGTTCAGACAACTACCGGGAAAGAGGGAGCGGCTAAAGTGTGGGAGTACCTTATCCCCGATACGATTGCCCAAATATGGGCAGAGGCTAAGGAGCGGGTAGCGCAGGGGGAGCCGCTTTATTTAGATGCGGAGATAGAGAAGTATGCGGAGGAAGTGCAAAGCCGGCATTTTGAGTCTGACGCTTGGGAAGAGGACATATTAACCTTCATTTCTGATAAGGCAGAAGTAACAACAAAAGAGGTGTGGGAACTGGCCGTACAAGGTGATAGGCCTATATCGAGGATGGACCAAAACCGCATAGCGAAGATAATGCGGGTAGCTGGATGGGAGCAAAAAATAGTAAGTAAGAAGGGACTTAAGGTTAGACTATGGACGAAATAGTAACGCAAGTAACGCAAAAGTAACGCATGTTTTTTGCGGATGCGTTACCGTTAACTTATTTATAAACAGTATGCTAACTACGATAGTAACACAGTAACACATCTTTTAGGGCATAAAGGTAAAAATGGTATATATATTGATTATATAAACGATTTAATCGATTTTTTTATATATATAAAAGGTTATAGAAAATAGCGTTACTTGCGTTACTTTGGTTGGTAAATAATTGTATATCATTTAGTTGTCGGTAACTCTATTACTTCGGTAGGATGCGTTACCACCGATGAAATAAACTAAGATTATGGCAGAAGAACGTAAAATAGAAAAGTTTTTAGTAAAGGAGGTAGAAGCGTTGGGCGGGCTTTGCGTGAAGTTCCCGCCGATATTCTTCCGCGGCTTTCCCGATCGCATAGTATTGCTGCCTGGCGGCGCTATCGCTTTTGCGGAGTTGAAGGCACCGGGCGAAAAGCCTACGCTTATCCAGCGCAGGGTACACGAGCGTTTGCGTGCGCTGGGCTTTAGGGTTGAAGTGTTAGACAGCAAAGAGTCTGTAACCGGCTTTATTCTATCCCTATGATACGCACGCTGTACAACAAGAAAAGCGGCCGGTCTTACCAGACAGACCCGCACCAGCAGACAGCCTACGAGCACCTGTACGCCAATCCCCGGGCTGCCCTGTTCCTGGGCATGTCATTGAGCAAAACGGTTATTGCCCTCAGCTACCTGTACGATATGCACTACCGCGAAGCGGCAATAACTAAGACGCTTGTAGTAGCTCCCGATAAAGTGGCGCGCATCACATGGCCCGACGAGCTAGAGACGTGGGCACATTTGGAAGGTACGCGCTACAGTGTAATAGCCGGCACTGCCGCACAGCGTGTGAAGGCGCTTAACGCCGATGCTGAAATATACATTATAGGCGTGGATAATTTAGCTTGGCTTATAGACAGGTACATAACAAAGAAGAATGGCAAATATACGGGTAAGTTGCCGTACGACTGTATCGTATTGGACGAGTTAAGTCTATTTAAGTCGCGGGATAGCCAGCGTTTCAAGAAACTGCGCAGGGCGGTTAAGACGATAGACTACCGTATAGGGATGACCGGCACGCCATCGCCTAACGGCTACGTAGACCTGTGGGCGCAGATGGTTCTGATTGACGATGGCGAGCGGCTGGGCGATACGTTTGGCAAGTTCGTAGATAAGTACTTCACGACAAGGGGTAACGGGATGATCGTATACGAGTATATCCCCCGTCCGGGAGCTCCTAAAGTGATAGCGCATAAACTACAGGACATAGCATTGACCATGCAGACACGCGACTTTATCGAGTTGCCTGCCCTGCATACGGAGGATATAGAACTGATGCTTACACCGTTTGACCGTGAAGTATACGATACCCTGGAAGAGCAGTATGTTCTGGACTTTATTGGCGATGAAGCCAGTGTAACGGTCAAGACAGCGGCCGATCTGACAAACAAACTATTGCAGATAAGTAGTGGAGCGATTTACGAAGATGGGGAAGGCACGGGGCGTCCCTGGCACGAAGTCAATACCGTGAAAGTGGATGCGCTACGCGCGCTTTTGGATAAATACCCGGATGAAAATTTTATTGTAGTGTATCAATTCCGCCACGAGATAGACCGCATACGGGCAGCTTTCCCGGAAGCGCGGGAGTTGCGCAAGGGCAAAGCTACGGTAGAAGACTTTAGGGACTGGAACGCCGGGAAAATACGTCTTTTGCTTATCCATCCCGCCGGGGCGGGGCACGGCCTAAACCTACAATTCGGGGGCCGCCGTATGGTATGGTTTTCGACTACGTGGAATTTAGAGCACTACCAGCAGACGGTAGCGCGCCTATTGAGGCGCGGGGCACTGCGGGAAATATACGTATACCGGCTTATCGTGAAGGGGACACGGGATGGCAAGGTATGTAAGCGCTTGGCGTCTAAGGAGACTAACCAGACTTTTTTAATGAACGAAATAAAAGAACTTAGAAATAAATACAGACATGGGTAGACGAAAAGAAGAAGTTCAGCCGACGCCTCAGAACGAGGCTAAGGCGCGTGATTTTATGAACTGGTACGCAAATAATATGCACCGGATAAAACAGTATATACCCGGCAACGAGTATAGCGAAGATATGGCATCTGATGCGTTGATACGTGGGTATAATGCGATAGCGAGGGGCGGCACGGTCGTTAACGACTATTTGCGGTACTTCCTCAAAACCTATCGTGCTACTTTCCTGGATTCTCGTAAATCGCCTAACATCCTGCGGACTGATGAAGTAGATGTAGCGGGTGTGACGGTCGTAGAAGCGGATACGGCGGGATATGAAGAAGCAGTAGAAAATCTGCGTAACGAGATAATAGGGTACGTACGTAACCGATACGACGGTGCCGCCGCAACGGTATTTGAGATATATACCGAACTGTATCCTAATGCTTCGTATCCGTTCCTTTCCCGCATGTTAGGCATTCCCCGTAGTAGGGTGAAAATGTGGGTCGGCGGGGTAAAGAAAGGCATAGTAGAGCACTTCGGCAATTGTGACTACGTTTCTCTTTTAGCCTGAAAAAAAAGTTTTTCGTCTTTAGTGCATGGAGGCACTAAGTTTTTTAATCATAGTTACCGCGATGGCGGTGTTTAACGCCTTCCTAGCCTATGTGCTGGGATGGCTTTTTACGGAAGTTGTGAGGCATCCGCTACAGTTCAAGCCATTTAACTGTAGGGGCTGCCTCACGTTTTGGGTAAATCTTTTGTTAGGCGTGTTGCTGGCGTTTGTCGCGGCGCCGTTGCATCCTTGTAATGAATATCCCGATATGCGTACTACTGTACTCTACGGTATTGTTGCTGTCAGTGTATTAACCGGGCTAATTAACTTCTTATATATCAAATTAAAATTTAGAATTTATGAGTAAAACGGATTATTCCAAAGTATCGCCGAGACTTGTGGAACGGGTTAACGGCGTGATTGAAGAAAGTAAGCAACACCGGTATAGTGTATCGCGTGTCTATGCTGCGTATAACGCAGTGTTCGGAAAGCAGGAAAGGCCACAAACATGTAGTAGCTGCCTGCGTAATCGTGTGCGCGAGTTGGTACGATGGCAGGAAGGCTATATCGAATATTTGGCAGCAAAGGAGGTACCGCCAATACCACCGGTGTCGACGGAAGAGGTGTCGGCAGAGGTACATCCAGACCTGAATAACCCACAATTCGCAGAACCTGCACAGGGCGTTATACGTGTACCGATGGCCGAGGGTTTGCCAATCGACTTTATACCTACCGATGACGACGGACACAAAGGAACGGTTAAGTATGCAGACGGTACGGCCGTAAAACCGGGTTCCTATAAAACGTCGCGTGGGGCGTGGGTTACTGTGCAGGTAGGCGGTAAGGCGCGAATGTATGAGGATGGCGTCACAGAGAAAGTAACGCCCGAGTCTCCGGATAATACCGAAGGCGCGGGGGAGAGTGCAAATAAAGACGACGGGGAAAGCCTGTTGTGATAAGTTGGTAAAGTATGTCGGAACGTTTAACAGGTAATCAACTTTGGAGACTTCGTACGAAGCACGGGCGGGATAAGCTGTTCGGCGACGCTGCGTTATTACTTGAAGAAGCGTACAAGTATTTCGATTGGTGCGATCGTCACCCCTGGGAGAAAGTAGAGTTGGTAAAGTATAAAGGCGGGTATGAGGAGGCGGATGTACCGCTGGGTCGTCCTTATACTATGGATGGGCTAACCATTTACTTAGGCGTATCCGGCAGTTACTTCCGTACTGCAAAAAGGCAGTTACTTGAAAAGATGGAAGCGGGCAGAGCCACTACCGACGAAATAGAACTAATAGGGGCTATTGAGCGGATAGAGCACATTGTACGCTCTCAGCAGATTGAGGGGGCGGCACTGGGTATCTTTTCTCCTGGCCTGGTGGCTCGCCTTAATGGCATAGCCGACAAGCAGGATATTACGAGTAAGGGCGCGACTGTAATGAAAGTGACTGTACGTGATAGTAAGACAGATGATGACTTGGAAGTATTAAAGAGCCTGTTATAATGGACACTACAAACGTATTTAGCAAGAACCTTGCAACATACATAAGTTCCGGGGTGCGTACGATTGTAAACAAAGGGGGGACGCGGTCCTCTAAAACATGGTCTATTCTACAGTTGCTTTATATTATAGCCCGAGAATCGACAATCCCCCGCACTATATCGGTCGTATCCGAAACTATGCCCCACTTAAAAAGGGGGTGTATAAAGGACTTTAGGAAGATGTTAGAGCTTGATGGGCTTTGGGATGATAACGCTTGGAATGCTACTGACTTCAAATACCGGGTAGGGCAAAGTACAATAGAGTTTTTTAGCGCAGATACGCCCGGAAAAGTGACCGGTCCGGCCCGTGAGATACTCTATATCAACGAGTGTATAAATGTGCCTTTCGACATATATCGGCAGTTATCCTCACGTACGGGCGAAAAGATAATACTTGACTATAACCCTTTATATGAATTTTGGGTAGATAGTAAAGTATTGCCACGTGAAGATACTGTACTTATCCATAGTACATATAAAGACAATGACATGTTGCCGGCCGCCCAAATTGCCGAAATAGAGTATCAGGGCAGTATAGATGATAATTATTATCGGGTAATGATATTAGGTGAAACCGGCAGTTACGAAGGTATGATAATAAAGAACTGGGATATAGTACCCGGGCTTCCACCGCGTGACACATGGAAAAAACATTGGATAGGTGTAGACTTCGGTTGGTCGGCTCCTACCGCTATAATGCTGGTCGTCCAGGGGGAAGGCGGCGAGGTGTGGATAGACGAGATAGCGTACAGTCTTAATATGGATAATCCCGATATAGCGGCTGCCGTGCGTGCTGCGGGCTTTACCGATACGGAAGTAATATGCGACAAGGCGGAACCTAAAAGTATCAGGGAGCTTAAAAATATGGGCATTAATGCTGTGCCCTCGGATAATAAAGATATTGATCTGGGGATTAAAGTGATGAACCGGTATAAAAAGCATTATACGCAAAGATCACTGAACAGCATAGACGAAAATCGGAAGTACCGGTACAGTCAGGACCCGGACGGTAATTATACAGGTAAACCGATCGACAAGTTTAACCACGCAAAAGATGCGGAAAGATATGTATTTCTAAATAGATTAAGTAATATTTCTTCGGGCTTTGATGTCACGGTAGGCACTGCCGCCCGAAGGTGAAAAATGAAACATCATGCAAGTATCAGAGAGTAATTTACGACTGGCGTACCCGTTGAGTACGGCTGACAATAGGGCAAAATACTTGCCCTTCTTGAATGGCGCAGCAATGCGGTATAATATTAATACGCCTTCACGTCTTCGAGCATTTCTGGCAATGGTGGGGCACGAGTCCGGGCAGTTACGGTTAGTAGAGGAGAATTTGAACTACGGCGCCGCTGGGTTAGTGGCCACATGGCCCAAACGTTTCGACACGGTGAAGGCGCGGGCCTATGCTCGCAATCCGGAGAAGATAGCAAATTACGTGTATGCTGGTCGGATGGGGAACGGTGACGAGGGTAGTGGCGATGGTTGGAAGTACCGGGGGCGCGGGCTTATCCAGTTAACCGGTAAGGATAATTATGCAGCTGCGACGAAAGGTATGTACGCCCTTCCTATGGGTGTAGACTTCGTAGATAATCCTGCTTTGCTGGCTACGCCGGAATACGCTGCATATTCTGCGGCTTGGTTTTGGGATTCAAACGGGCTTAACCGTTTGGCTGATGGTTTGGATAACCCGACGAAAGAGTACGAAACTTTTAAGGAACTAACGAAGAGGGTGAACGGCGGGTATAACGGTTTATCCGATCGCTGGGCGATTTACCAAACCCTAAAAAAGATATTAAAATGAAAAATGTGTTTTTAGCCCTGTGGCTGGTTTTTGTTATGTGGTTTCTGGCTGGATGCTCCAAAAAAATATATGTTCCCGTAGAGACTAAAGTAACGGTAAAAGAGACAGTGCGGGACACGATTATAGACGTGCAGTTAGAGCGGGAGTATATAAAACAGGTCGTTCCTGATACCACCAGCATTGTAGAAACGAAGTACGCTATATCTACGGCTATATGGCACGGTGATAGCGGAACAATGGAGCACATGATAACTAATAAAACCGACACTATCCAGGTGTCCGGCAAAGTGAAGGAAAGCGAAAAGGTAACAGAGAAGCCCGCGCCTTATCCGGTATATATTGATAAGGCTGTAGACCGTCCTGTACGTATGCCGTTGCGTTGGTATGAAAAGATATTAGTATACATCGGTACCGTGGCTTTAGGCGGGGGAGTCTTTTGGATTATTGCTAAGGTTAATAAGTCTAAAAAATAACGTTTTTGTTATGGCTTTGTTTGGCGAAGAATAACGAAAACGTTATCTTTGTGTCTATAAAGTAAAAGCTCTTTGAAATTATGAAGTATTCAGAATTAGTTGCGGCCCTAAAGGCTGCCGGTTGCTACATTACCCGACACGGCGCTAATCACGACGTTTGGTACAGCCCTATTACTCAAAGGCCGGTTATCGTGCCGAGGCATGGGAGCCACGAGGTACCTAAAGGGACTGAACGTAGCATTAAGAAAAAGGCGGGGATTTAATCCCCCCGCCCTCTTTCTGAATATTAATAGTTCAGGCTTTTACTTTATTTTAGCAAAGGAGGAATTATGAAAGTTACAGTTATTATTGAACGGGCAAGCGATGGCTATTTTTCTTGCTATGTGGACGACGACGGAGACGCTTTAGATTTTGGTCTGGTTGGTCATGGTGACACTGTTGAGTCTGCCAGGGCTGATCTGTTGCAGGGCTATAAGGAAATAAAGGAGATGCGTACCGAGGAGGGTAAGGAGACGCCTGATCTAGAAATAGAATGGAAGTACGATTTAGAATCGTTTTTCGACTATTTCAATATAATAAACGTTACTAAGTTAGCGGAAAAGGCGGGTATTAACGCTTCGCAGTTGCGTCAGTACCGTAATGGCCTATCTAAAGCTAGCGAGAAACAATATGCAAAGTTACGTGAAGCCATCCGAGAAATCGGGCAAGAGCTATTAACCGCGAAACTTTGATACTTCATGTCGTGAGACACAGCTTTTACTTTAAAAAAGAAAGGGCGGCCTAATCAGGTCGCCTTTTTAATATATCACCAGGTTAGTAGTCTCCCGGAGGTTTTCGGTTAGCGCATCCTCTTACTTCGCATTTTTGGTATAGTAGTAACTGCTTTTCTAATTTTAATTTATTTATTTCTTCGATTAATGCCAGCTCTCGCCCTTGGGTTTCTCTTAGTTCCCGGTAAATTGAATCTACTTTTGCATCCCGGTCGGCCAGTCGTTCTACATAGCGGTCTATTTCCTTTGCGTAAAGGCTTTGTTCTGCGGCTTTCACTCCTACAGCTTCTTTACGAGAGTATGTTCCCCGGTTAAACCACCACTTTATAAATTCAAAACCGCCTAAAGCTGTGACGGTACTTCCTATAATCGTTCCTATCGCAATCCAGTCCATAGTTAACGCCTTTTAGGTATGAATATTCCGGCATCCATAGGATTTGTCTCAGAACCTTTTTTATCGGTACAGCTATTGCCTGGTCGCCACAAGGGGTATTTATCACGATTATTTTGTAGGAACTCGATAAGGTCGTTCGCCAGTTCGGCCGCATCGTCTTTAATCCATCGTCTAAGCTGGGAGATGTCTTTGATGTCTACGGCCTTACTGTTTTCGCTTTCCTTTATGGTTATTCCTTTGTTTACTATCGCTGCCCAGTGGAAGGGTATGCCTTGGTATACGGCGTAGAATGAAAGTGCCGGGGCTAACGCTATTATAAGCGCCTGGTTAGCTTTCGTAATTTCATCGCCCTTAGCTTCTTGGCTGGCTTTCCGTATCTGTTCTTTGAGCTCTTCGGTTAACGGTGTGCCTAGTATGCGCTCTATGTACATTTTTTGGGCGATACCAATGTACGGTACAAATTTAGTTATAATGGTATTTTCTTTTATAGGGCTATTTTCTGTAAATAGCTCTTCGTTAATTAAAACTATCTCCATCGTTTTGCTATTTTTTTAAGATAACGTACTAACCGGTTATCCGGCTTGCTTAGGGTTTGGGGGAGCTCCTCGGAAGTTGTGGGCGTAGCTGGGTTATCGCTTTCTTGTATCTTCTTTATAACATCCAGTTCGTCGATAACGAGGGGTGCCGTTTTATTTATTTTAGTAAAGATATTCAGGCTATCGAGTATTTTCCTGCGTAGTTTCTCCACTACGGTAAAGTTATACAGTATATAGGCATCGATTATTTCGGCAGCATTGCCGGTTAGGTTTCCTGAACCAGATACGCCTGCCAGGGTAGGGCTGCTTAGTCGGTGGGCGCTTACTATCTTTTGGAATACAATACCTTCAACATTATTGTATATGTCGGCGTTTGCGCTGGCATTAAAGGGAGTAATAACAGGCTTAACACTATCATTCTCGCCCCATAGTATTACGATAGCCGATGCTCCTTTTGAGCCAGCAAAAGCGCTTTCCATGTCTTTTTGAAACTCCGCCTTTTTCTCCGGCCCCGGGTTACTTGGCATGCTAATAACTACAGAGGGTGTAAAGCCGTTGTTTATGCTGTTATTGTAGAATGAACCTAACGCACCGTCTGCCTTAACGTAGTCCATTGCTTCGTAATACTCCGGTACACAGTAAAAATCTAATCCCGGCGCATAGTCCCAATGGTAATACATATAGGCTACGCCCTTTTTAGCTTTGCTTACGCTTCCCGGCCATACGGGTAACTCTATCGGCTTATTCTTACCGCTTGTCTTCGTCCAATCTTTCGATATTCGGAACGTTTCGGGTTTGCCCGTTTCGGAAATTTGCCCGATACGCACTTGCGTAAAGTCCTGATGAAACAGTGATACCGTAGACCCTCCCTTGTTAACGATCACCTGCCAGTAGAACCCCCCGAAGGTCTTATAATCTACCGCGACTTTCTCTATTAGGTCGTCCCAGGTTTCGCCCGTATTCGGCACACCTACGAATTTACCTTTGTTTGACTCGCTATCCCGTACGCCTTTACCGCAAATATAGGTAACAGTGCTTTTTATGATACTTCCGTTTACTGGGCTTTTGCTGTTAAACTTAACTATTTCTTGCGGGAATAAGTTTTTCACCCCATAGGAGACCCAGCCGGCGGACTTGTTTAGCGATACCTTCGGGTATGCCGGATTTTCATCTGCTGCGCCCAGGTTTACGACTACGTAATTACCCGGGTTCTTCTTTTCTTCTTCCATTGATTACCGTTTTTTCAGTAAAGACGAAAAAAAAGGTTTTTCGTCTTTAGGGTATGGTGAAGCTAGAATACGATAATACAAGAATATCCGTGCCCGAAAGTTGGGACGATATTACATTAGGCTTTTACGAATCGTTTTACGATGAAGAGCCTTCTACAGCCCGTGAGCGGGTTGAATGGGTAGCCCGTATATGTAATGTAGACTCAGAATTACTATTAGAGTGGCCGTCCGAAGTGTTTAACCGGATTGTAGGGTATCTGGATTTTCTTTTTAAGAATAATCCCGCAGAGCCTTCCCCTACTATTGAGGTGGAGGGGGTAAAGTTCATTGTACCTATTGAGGAAGAATTAACATTAGGTGCCTGGGTAGATATTGACGAGGTGCAGAAGCAGGGTAAGAACGTACTTTCTAATATATTGGCAATTGTTTGTCGCCCTGTAGGTGAGAAGTATGACTGCAAAAACAATGACGAGCGTAGGGAGGTGTTTGCAGCATTGCCGGTAAGTAAGGTTCTGGGTGTGCTTGCTTTTTTTTTGTACTGCAAAGACGTCTGCGATCTACGTATACAGACCTTTTCAAATCTGGCCCAAGCCTGCGACCGATTGCCCCGGAATACAGAGGGTTTTCGTTATCCTGGGGGTGGTATAAGGTTATCGCGGATTTGGCGGGAGATGACATACAGAACCTTGACCGTATTACTGCGTTACCGGTTACAAAAGTTTTTACGTACTTATTATACCGCAGAGACAAGGAATACGCTGAAGAAGCGCAAAGAAAGTTAGATCGTTCATTATCTAAAAACAAATAGAATGCAAATAGTTGATCTATTTTATAAACTGGCTCGTGAGCACGAGGTTATTAACGCCTTTATTTATGGAGAAGGGCGAGAGAAGGGGGCAGCTAATGAGGCGCATCCACTTGTGTGGCTGGATGACCCGATACACGGGCAGTCCGATGGGGATAACGTGCTACGGTATACTGCTAACCTTGATATACTGGGTATTCCTACGACAAAAAGAGATGTGTTACCAATTCAAAGCGCCGCTTTTATTGTTGGACTGGAATTTAAAGAGAAGATAGCAGCGCTGCGCGCTGAAACAGGGATAAGCGTAGGCGGTCTCAGCTTCTTAACGTTGCGGGAATATTATGATAATTCTGCTGCGGGCGTGCGCTTTACCTACCAACTACTGCAAGCCAACCCAGTGGACCGGTGCGGTAATGTATTTAATCCGGATAAGCAGTTTAAAAGCGTTGAGGCGTTGCCGGACTTTACTGTAGAGTATCCAGACGGGTACGCGGTATTCGACAAAAACGGCTTACCTAATTTCACTATACCGCAATGAGTAAGGAGGGGGTACAGTTAGCCATTAATAGGATAGCCAACGATTTACTGGCGTTGGCTTCTGCTATTTTGGAAGACGATACTATTAGTGTAAACACTAAAACGGGACGTAATACGCTAAGGAATAGCGCTCTTAATGGAGATTTAGAAGCGGCGATAGCTACGGCTAATGATGGCGACCCGGTAATAACGGCGCTGTTTAATCATTATGTAGTTTTCTTGGAGTGGACGCGTCCGCCAAAGTATAAAAAGAAACCGCCTATCAGTGTCTTAAAAGATTGGGCGCAGAAAAACGGTATACCTACCGACGCGAGTACTTTGTACGCCATATCGTATGCTATCTGGCGGGATGGGCACGAAGGGCGTCCGATATTCGCCACGATGGACCGAGAATTAGATACGTTGTTTAACGATGATTGGGCGGATAAATTATATGCTGCAATAGTAGACGATTTGGATAACTTTTTTAACAATTAAAGAAATGGCTAAGACGACGGTAACAATTACCCCGGAAGACATATCATTAACGGGGGCGCCAAACTGGATACAGTTTAGCGTAACAGAATACGGTAGCGATGCTTATATAGAGATCGATGTACAGGACAGTGAAGGCAATCATTTAGCTACTTTACAAAAATCGTGTTCAAATGGGCCGATATGGTTTAATCTTAATTCGGTATTTAACTCGTATAATTCATACAATGTTCCTCCGGTTTCTCCGGGCTGGTTTGACACAGGTACGGGGCATTCTTATAGGATAGTTGCTAAATTAGTAGAAGATGACAATACGACGATTGTCTACGAATCTCCGGCATTATATGTCCTGCAAGGGTATGCGTTACCGTCGGAGAGTTTGGATATGTCTCGGTACCAGTATAGTGCTAACGGATTTACTCTATTAACGGATAGACCTACAACTTACTATGTTCCTGGTCAAAAGGAGTTCCTTTCTTTTGCTGTAGGCGTGCCTTATATTACGGTTAGTCCGGTGTCTTTATTATTGCCTGCTTCCGGGGGAAGCCAATCGGTAACAATCAATTCTAATACGTCATGGTTAGTAGGAGAAGCGGTCCGGGCAAAAAGTGGCCCGGTTCCTATTAATTTGAAAGTACTGTATAAGGCATTAACTACGAGCGGCATTGTTTTAGGAACAATCGAGGCCCAAACAAAGACAGAACTGAATACGATGTCAGTTAGTACCTGCCTATTAGACATAGACTCCGTATTAACTAAGTATCCTAAAACAGGAATAGTACGTGTTTCGGTGATCGATGGGACTAAAATGATTTCTAACGAGTTGGAGTATCGCATACATCCCGCCTCTTTGCATCAGTTGAGGCCTGTGTATTTTATAAATAAATTTGGGGGATGGGATACGTTTAATTTTGATGCTCCCATTAAAGAAGACATATCCAACGAAATGGATACCTATAATCGCAGCCTTACCCCTTCTTACAGTAAAGGGGAAGGTTTGAAAATGGTGGCGCGTACTTCGTTGAATAATACTTATACTATAGAGGGGGCCCCGGTATCTGACGACGTGGCGCGCTGGCTTAAAGAGTTGGCATTATCTCGCGTTGTTCTGGATGGGGAGGGCAACTATATTATAATAGAGGAATTTAAGTTAACGATAGACCCGGAAAACCGTGATATGCAGATACCGACTATCAAGTACCGATTAAGCGAAAGTTACGTAAATGGCTGAATTTGAATTATACATAGATGGGCGTATGTGCGATCTTACAGATAACTTTAGCGTACGTCTTAACAGGCAGTTGATTAACCCCGGAGAACTGAGCGCAAAAGATGCACAATACAGCTATAGCGTTACTTTGCCGATTACGTCGGCGAATAACGAAATATTCGGTTTTGCGAATATTGAGGAAACTCGGGGGAAATTCGTTCGCCTATATATTGCGGAATTAATAGCCGGAGGCGTACGTATATTCATGGGTAATTTTCGCCTATCCGAAATATCTGAGCGAGCATATAAAGGAAACTTAGTTATTCCTGCACCCAAGACGGTAAAGGATGTGTTTAACGGTATCACTTGGAAAGACTTAACCGGGCATTGGCTACTATTTGATAGCCTGGCAACTTCTGTAAGCCGTTATAACCGTGCGGCTGCTACAGAGCCACAAAAGGCTATCTTTCCCTACGTGCTGTATGGTGTTCTTCCCAAAAGGGCCATAAATGGCATATATTCGGACCGGAACGTATGGGACGATAGTACTATTTTCTCGATTGATAATATGCCGCCTTCGGTTAATGTATTGATGTTGCTACGCGAGGCTTTCTCTAAAAAAGGATTTCAGTTAAACGGCAACGTGTTTAGTGATTTACGGTTACGCGAATTGTATCTGAGCCACAAAGATGACGGTAAGCAGGGGTTGCCATGGAATTATAGAAGTAACGGAAGGATAAAAGTAGAGGGTACTTGGCAAAACGCCGTTCCTACTAACTGCGTGGCGAAAGATAGCCACTGCGAAAAGGCGGCGCGTATTAGTCGGCATGAGCCTAACCTAAACGTTTTTGAGGTAATGTCCGGTAGTAATTCGATCATTAGCCACAAGGAGGACCCCGGAGGGAATCTTATACCAACCCATTACGAAAACGGCAGACCGGGGAACGCGGGCGCGCGCATAGTAGTTCCAATCTCGGGGTATTATAAAATAGAATTTGCTGCCAGTCTGGCTATTTTGTACCGCGGAGCGGGTTCGTGTGTTATGAAAGATCAAGATACGGGGGTGACGTATGAAGAAGCGATAACAAGTACATTAAAAAAGAAACAGATAGAGATTCGACTAACCCGTACCCCAGATACTGATCTAAGCTCTGAAAAATTAGACGGTACTTTTTGTCGAGATAATCTACCCCAATCTCCGGAGGATGATGAGCGATATTACCCACGTGTGACAGATGGAAAGTCCGTCCATTTGATAGATGCCGCACAGGATAAAAATATAATAACGGGCTTTAGTTTTGGGGTAGGTGACCCTTTTGGAGAAAACGCGGATAGGTCTAATCCAATGGATAACCGTGATATACCATCACAAACGCAGATAGCGAGCCCTTTTCTTAGTTGGGACGTAGATGTCGCCGGAAGCGATAGGCCTTTAGTTATAGTTCCTTCCCCCGGGTATATGCGAGTCAATAGCGAAGGGATAGGGTTAGAAACGGATAAGTATAAAGTAGTTCTGGTTAATACCCCTGTGTCTTATGACATAGTGTCCGGGGATAGAACTGCGAGGGGTAAAGTATGCGCGATAGCGTGGCTTAACGGGGGAGAAGTATTATCTATTATTTCGGTGTCTTATCCTGCCATATATTCTATAAATTATTCATTGGAGCTAACCCCTTTCCGATCGGATAAAGACTGGATACCGGGATATTACAGGGAACAAGGGAAGTTACCTACTTTGGATTGGAACGATAGCCCTACTTTTGAATCGGACCGTATCGACCTGTTTAAATTTATGCCACAGGAAGACAAGGTAGACGATTGGATAACGGAATTTTGTAAGGCGTTTAATCTACGTCTTTCCCAAACAGGTAACGACACGTTTAGTCTGGATACCAAGCCTACCCGAAAATCTTATGATGGCTCTTATGTTGACCTGGATGGGGTTACATCTGTTAGAGATAGGGTTAATACACCTTTGGGGTTACCTTCACTATACAAGTTAGGTTTCACTGTAGATATGGAGGAAGAGGGGTATTTTTTAACTAATGACGACGGGGGAGGGGAGTATAGTACGGGGGCTACCGAAGAGAAGATAATAGAACAAAAAAGCAAATTTTCATATAACTGGTTTAAAGATATTATCTGGAAAGGCGATACCGGTAGTGTTACCCTTCCTCTGCCTATAATATCAAAACATGATGTTTGGGTAAACGAAATGCCCTATAGCGAGGCGCAAGGTAAGAGTTATACAGACCTGGCGCCACGATTTTGGTTATACGGCGGTTTACTCAATGACTTGGGAGCGTCTTTTACTTTCAATGGCGATAGCGTTGCAGTAGCTAAGGTAACTAATTCTAATGATCTAATAACACTGGACTATAAAGGCGGAAAGTTATCTATCCTCGATGGATTTTTCACGCTTCTAATTACCGGGAGCTCTCACTATACTAAGGCGGAAGGATACCTGTCTCCGGCGCAATATGAAGCCCTAAACGGCACTACATACGCCATGTTTAACGGCGATTTATACTATATCGCAGAGCTATCGGGGTATGACCCTTCTGGGAGAAATAAAACTGAAATAAAATTAATACGTAAAATATAGAGATATGTCTAGCAATGGAAAGAAAGAGTATACCCTTATTATAAACGGTATATCGCAAAGAATAAAAGAAGTTACCAAACTTAAAGACGCTTTAGAGGACTTCGATAAAGTAGCGAAGGAGGCCAATGCAACTACGGTTAAGACCACTAAAACGACTAAAGAAAAAGTGCAGGCTTTGACTGAGGAAGAAAAGGCTGCAAAGAAGATACGGGAAACCATTGAGAAAACTAAGCAGGTCAATAGTGACGCGACTAAAGAACAGATAAAAGCTACCCAAGCGCTAAAAGATGCGACGCGGGCGGCGACGTTGCGGGCTAAAGCTGAAACCGTTGAGGCAAACTCAATAGAAGCTCTACGTATAGAATTATCTCAGTTGGTTGATAAATGGAAAAGCCTGGATATGGACGGTGAAGAGTTCCAGAAAGTTGGTGCACAGGTATTGGAAACACGGGAGAAACTTAAAAGGGCCGAAGAAGCCGCCGGAGATTTTCGCCGATCTGTGGGTAACTATGAAAAGGCTACCGCCGGACTGGAAAAGTTAAGTGAGGGTATAGACGGTGCCTCTAAATCCAGTATGGGGCTTGCACAGTCCTTGTTAGGGGCTAATATGCTTTTAGGTATGTTTGGTCAACAAAACGAAGAAAACGCAGAGCAAGCGGCAGCCTTGCAAAAAGTCATAGCCCTTTTATCGATTGTACAGCAAGTTAACACTAACATTGTTAGGGAGGGGATAGTACAAAATAAGTTAGGGGCGATTATGGATTCTGTAAGAACCACTCAAATAAAGGCTAAGACTGCCGCCGAAGCGTTAAGTACAAAAGGAACAATAGCAGCTACTGCGGCTCAAAAGGTTTTTAATGTGGTAGCGTCTGCCAACCCCTATGTATTGCTGGCTACTGCCTTAGTTACAGTCGTCGGGGCATTGTATTTGTTTGCTACACGTGCGGGGGAGGCTCGTAAGGAACAGGCTAAGTTGAATGCCGAACTTTCTTATACCAATCGCCTGTTAAGACAGCTTGATAGGGACAGTGAATTAGCGGCCGCTGTAGCAGAGGCAGAAGGAAAAAAAGAGGAAGAAGTGTTGAGAATCAGACGGAAGGCTGCAAAAGAAAGGACCGAACTCGCTGAAAAGGCATATAATGAAATTCTACGGAATCGAAAGGCTACTAAAGAGCAAATAGATGAAGCGAAGCTATTGAGGGAGGAAGCGTATAAGCATGAAAGGGACCTAAACGATCAAGCGACTATTTTGGAAGTCAGGCAGAGAAAAGAAAGGGCAGACAAACAGGAAGAGGCATTAAAAAAGGGTATAGCCGCTCAGAAAGAAGCGGCATCGATTGAAAAAGACGCTATTCGTAATGCGGAAGACGCCAAGATACGGATTATATCAGATGCTGACGAGCGTATGAGAAAAGAGGTAGAGAATACTTACGATCGGCAGATAGAGGACCTCAAATATCGCCTTTCTACAGAAACCAATCTAACAGCTAAATCCCGTGCTGCGATAAATGACCAGATACAAAGTTTGGAAATAGAAAAAGGCTGGGAGCTTGAAAAGATAAAAAAGAATCAGGCAGAGCGCCTGCTGGATTTGGAAAGGCAGGTTAACGCCAGTATTGTTGCTGTCATGGAAGAAGGTTTAGACAAGCGATTAGCCGGGATAAACCTAAATTATGACCAACAGGTAGAAGCACTTGAAAAGGAGTTGGGGGAAGAGAAAAAACGAATCGCCGAAGCGCAGGAGAAGGGGCTAAAAGAAGAAGAGAGACAAGCAGTCGAAGCGCAGGCGAAGATAACGCAGCTTATCCGGAATGCTCAGGAGGCCCGAGCGAATGAGATACAGGCGGCTGTAGCAGAAGACGCACAAAAACGGGCAGACCTGGAATTATCGGCGGTTGATGATATGTTGTCTAAGATAGAGCAGAAAATAAGTAAGGCCACTGTTAGGGAAAAAGATGGGCTAAAACTTATCGACGTTGAAGCCACCCGGAAGAACCTCTCCGAAGTAAATTCTGCTTTAGACGAGTATATAGGTAATTTAAAAGCGTACAAAGCCTCAGAGACTGCCGCACATGAATTGGCATTAGCCTCACTAAAGAAGGGAACGCCAGAGTATGAGGCCGAAGTCCAGAGGTATTCCCGAGCTATGGAGGAGGCTACCCGTAAGATATCGGATGCACAGGATATGCAGAAAAAGAATACGGAAAACTGGAAAAATACTACAATCGATGCACTTAAAGACCTATTCGGCAAAATATCGGAGATAGCAGGAGCGGCAGTACAGGCTGTAACGTCAGTTACTGATACGCTAAACATGTCACTAAGTTACGAGATTGAGACACTTAATAAACAGTTAGATGCGCTTAATGAAAGGTATGAAGAGGCTAAACAGCAACGGGAAGATGACGCAAAGAACGTAGAGGATATAGAAGCCCGTCTAAGGGAGGCAACCGGAGGGACTGCGGAGGCTTTAAAAGCTCAGTTACAGGATGCGCTAAAGGCACGGCAAGAATCAGCCAGGGAGGAACAGAAGTTAGCTCGGGAAAAGGAGACGTTAGAAGCGCAAATAGCTCGTAAAGAGAAGGCGCAGAAGCGCGCGGAGCTAGTGAGTAACATAGCGCAAGGCATTGCGAATACAGCGCAGGGAGTGACGCAGGCACTTGCTACTGTTATATGGCCATTGAATATTGCGGTGGCTGGCATTGTTGGCGCTATGGGGGCGGCACAAGTCGGTATTATGACTCGACAGCTTACCAAGCTAGAGAAAGGTGGGGAGATTAAAGGGCCTAGTCATGCAAACGGAGGTGTACCCATCCCTGGTACTAATTACGAAGCCGAAGGCGGCGAGTTTGTAGTAAATAAACGCAGTTACAATGCTAACCCTGAGTTAATACGATTCATTAACGACAACCCTCGATCTTTAACCGTGGCTGATTTAACCGGTTTTCTTCCTGGGGATACGACAGCGCCCGTTATCTTGGCTTCTTCTGAGTCTGGCGAAGACCGAATAATAGAGACTATAAAGGGGATTAATTTTTCTCCCAGAGTTGCCGTGACCGATATTATCGACGCTACCAATGAAGTTACTACCGTTCAGGATATAGCAGGCTTTTAGCTCAATTTTTTGGTATTTCGTCTTTAGGGTATGAAAAAGAAAATACCATTGTACGAGTGTAAGGTAGGGGAGAAAGATGATACCGGTATATTCGCTGTATCCTTTGTCGAATGCCCAGCCATAGAACGGAACTTTGTTGCTCTTAATAAGCAACGCCCCGTTAAACTTGCGCTAAACAAAACTAAGCAGGTATTAACGGGACCGGTGCTTATTCCGGATATGCCTATATACAGACGAGACGACGAATTAGGTGAATACTATATTCGGTATACCGCACCTGACATCGAAAAAATAGCACAAAAGATGATGCGGGACGGCTTGGCGTTAAGTACTACTACTCACCAACATGCTAAACCGTTAAAAGGTAATTACCTTACAGAAATATGGATAATAACCGACCCGGATAAGGATAAAGCCGCTGCGTTGGGACTGGAAGAACTGCCGAAAGGTACGTTAATGGCCTCTTATAAGGTTGAAGATAAGACCTATTGGCATAATGAGGTTCTGACAGGGAGGGTTAACGGCTTTTCATTGGAAGGCATTTTTAATTTTAATAGTGTAAATATGAAAAAAGAGACAAAAACCGCCGCACAACTGGCTAAAGAGGCAGAAGCGGCAAAGAAGAAAGGCAGAAAGAGCGGCGTTTCCGCTTTCCTGCGTTCCATGGCTGCCTATTTAGAGGGTGAAACCGAAGAAGCTGCCGAGGCGCTGGTAGATGAAGCTGCAAAAGATGAAGTAGACGCAGGCGAACCGTATTTAGTCTTTGAGTTGGAAGACGGTAACGAAGTCTGGGTGGACGAGGAAGGATTTGCTACGATGGACGGTGAACAAATGCCGGCCGGCGAACATGCCTTAGCGGATGGTAACGTAATTGTTATCGACGATAGTGGTATGTTAGTTGTTACCCAGCCAGAAGCCAGCGAGGACTCCCCGGAAGAAGCTGCCGCAGCATTGGCAAAAAAGATAAAACAGGCAAAGGTACGCGGCAAACAGTATCTTGCTAAAGCAGGTACGAAAGAAGCGAAAATAGCGGCTTTGGAAAAACAGATCGCCGAATTGAAAAAGGAGCCAAGCACTAAAAAAGCAGAGGCGCCTGCGGAAGGTGGCAAGGCAGGTAAACAACCTTCTGAAATGACGCATGTCGAAAAGATGGCGGCCGTTATTCGTAGCCGGAACGAGAGAAGAAAAACGAAGTAACATCTAAAAATAATTATTACGATGGCAAATATGTATAATATTAACGGGCTTAGCTATAACGCCCAGGAAAATCCCGAGTGGTTTACTCGTGCTATGTTCGGGGGACGCCTGGTTACTGGGGGCTATATCCGTGTTCTTACGGGTATCAAAGGCGATGAGTTGTTAAATCAGATTGACCTGGAAAATAAGGTTTTGCAGATCGACGGTAAAGACTGCGGCTGGACACCTAATCAGGTAATTAAACTTTCAGAGAAGAAAGCGAAAGTTAAGACCTATAAAATTAATTTGGAGCAGTGTATCGACGAACTGGAAAACAAACGTACGTTGTACATGATGTCCCCGGGCGCACAAAATGAAAGTCTCCCGCCTGAACTTGAAGCTGCAACATTGGCGCTTATTGCTATCGGTCTTTCAAACGAGATCGAAGAAATGATAATGAACGGGAACGAAACTAACGATCCTAACCAGTTTAACGGAATGGTACCGACCCTGCTGGGTAGTAAAGACGCTATTCAGATCGTAGGTAGTACTATTACTAAGGCTAACGTATTAGCAGCGGTAGAGGCCGTATACGATGCAATACCGGAGGAAGTATTGCAAGGTGAAGAATCCGGTACTCTGTATGTGTTTGGCTCTTATGCTACACGTAGAAAGATTCGTTCGGCGCTCGCTGACAAAAATAATCAGGTTATTGCTGCTTCCTGGACGGTGGACGATACAGACAAACGTAACCCTCGTCTATATTATTTAGGCGTTGAATTTGTCCCGGCGAAGGGTATTGATAATAATACTCTGGTGGGAATTGATAGCCGGAACGCATATCTTTTGACGGATTTACTTAGTGACATCGACCAGATTGAACTGGGCAACTTCCCGAAACCAAATGAAGATAAGCTGTTTATTAAAGGACGTCTGCGTTTGGGCTTCGTAATTCCATTTGAAGACGAGGCAGTAATCTGGTCAGACTCCGTTAAAACGGCGCAGAGTGGTACGCCTGCTGATGGTGGTTTACAGGTATTTCCTAATTCGATAGTATTCCGTGCTGCTGGCGAATCTAAGAAGTTTAATATTATGACGGCGGTAGGCGTTAGCCCGGAGGTCAGCGGCCAATCTGAGGGCTTTAAAGTGACTAAAGGGGAGGCCACTACAGTGAACGGCATGAGTGTTACGCCGGTTACTGTTGTTGCCACGGAGAATACCGGAAACAGAGATACACGGATTGGGCAGGTTATAGTATCCTTACCGGATAGTGACCGTACTACTACGGTTGTGTTTAGTCAGCGTACTTCTGATATAGAAGAAGTCACGGCCTAATCTTTCTCCCCGGGTGCTATGCAGGTGACGCCCGGGGGATTATTAATTCATTTGCTTAACTTATTAGATATAAATTATGAGTGGTTGTAAATTAGCCCAAAATTTGGGTTCAAAAACATGCCAATACGCCGTAGCAGGTGCCCGAGCTTTGTATCTTGCCAATTATCACGGTGCGACAGTGGGAGCGGACGCCGTAGAAAATGCTATTGCCTACCAGACCGACAAAGATGGGTACATAGATAAAATAACTTTGCCGACGGGAGAGAAATTTTACAGGGTAGATAGTTCAGAGAACACTATATCGTATAGTGACACGCTGTTAGTCGGTGGTAATGGTAGTAAGTACCGCCAACACACTGTTAACGCGGTATTGAATCAGTTGGATATAGATGTACTTAATCAAGGTGATGCGCTTAGTTTAGGACGATTCGTGGCAGTAGTAGTAGATAACGCGGGACGTGTTCGCCTATTAGGCCGAACGAGCGGTTTATCCGCTCCTGCTGGTGGCTTCGATTATAATAGTGGCGCGGCTGAGACAGATGCTACGGGGTGGACTGTTATCCTGCAAGGTACTTCTATGGAGATAGCTCCTTTGCTGAAAGATGAATCCGTAGTAACGGTAGCACCGACGGAAACCGTTGTAGCGTAAATGTAGTAGGACGTGAGTAGTTTTAAGGACATAAAGCCCCCTACTGCGTATAGACCGGATGGCGTAGTAGAATTATACGTGTTGGAATACATGGGTTTCGGGGGCTTTAAGTTTGTGAATGATGGTTTATGCGATACGTGCCTAGTTACGGGGGTGCAGTATACGGGCGATCTGATCAGAATAGATACCCCGGATGGAGCTAAGTACAGTTCCTCTTTACAAAGCAGTATATATACCCATAAAGTCGAAGCTTTTATAGGCGATATTTCTGCGGATATGTCTTCCGTATTGCACACGCTAACTAAACGCCGCGTGTTACCTGTGTTTAAAACAACAACCGGGAGGTATTTATGCTTTGGATATGATGCGGGCGCTTCGGTGTCTTACGGAAATCAAACAAACGATGGACTAGGCTCAACAATCGTAATCACAGCCAAGTCTATACATCCCGTTTTTGAAGTTGAGGGGCAAGTTCTAAAAGAACTTAGGATGCACAGTCTGGTAATGCCCGCGCAGAGATAAGAAA